TCATAAGCAAACTATCATAATGGTCAGGGAAACGGCTCTTTTGTTTATTAAAGCCATTATTTGCCCATCTCTTTAATCTTCTGCTTACGTCAAATGTTTTCTCCATCTCTGCCCTAAATTTAGTTCCTGATTTATTCATTTCAGTCCAATATAAAAAGAAATCGTTTTTATCTTCATTACTAATATCCTTTATATCGTGAATGGATTTTTTAAAATCCTCTATTCTTTTATTTAATTTACTTTTATTTACTTTACTATACTCTACTTTACTAGCATTGCCGTTGCTATGCGGTTGCATTGCAGTTGCATTATTCCATCTTTTTTTTGCATTTTCTTTTGCTATGCTACTCTTATTATTTATTTCTTCTATGTGATTATTTAATCTTCTAGAATAAAAACAACCATCTTCAATAACAAATAAATCAAAGTCTTCTATTACTTGTTTTAATATAATAGGGTCGCATTGTAAACCATAAGCCAATATATCATACTGACTTGTACATATTTTATTTTCTTCTGTGAATAGCAATTCTAATACTGCCCAAAAAACACCATAACCTTCATAGCCAAGTGTTGCTCTTAGTTTTATAATTCTGTAATCGTTTCTTGCAGTTGAGTCGTGATTAAAGTAAGTTTTTTTCATAGTATAGAGTTTAAGATAATGCCTATGCTAAATATATAGAAAAAGTATAAAACATATAAAACAAGTAATAACATAGGCACTATCAGGATTAATTAAAATGGAGCATTATCATTTACAGTTTGTTCTTCTAAGTTAATGTTTTTTACATTTAAAGTATTAAAGAACTTACCCTTCCATTCATTTGTTTTAATATAAAACTCTATTGTAGCAAATCCATCTAGCTTTAATTTATCTTGATGTATTGCTATTGACTCTGAGCCAAATATCTCAAATTGATGTATATGGTCAAAACCTGTTTCAGTTTCTTGTATTGTAAATAACATCTTTTCAAAAGTTTCTCCTTTTTTAGTTGTTATTTCTTCTGTTTTTTTGTCTAGTATTTTACCTCTTATTTTATACATTTTATTTATTTTTTAATTATTATTTTTTTTAAATTCATCTGATTCTACTTCTGAATAAACTCCTAAAGAATAAAATTCAGTTATCTGTAAAATTGCTCTTGCTTTAGAACGCTTCTCTGCCATCTCTAAAAAATAAGATGACTTGCAGTTTTTAGGCTGTGCTGTTGCATAAGTTTCTATTTTAACATTGTCTTTTGATGCAATACATTTTACTGCACAAAAATCACGTTCACATACTACAACCTCGTAAGAACATTTTATATTATCTAATGACATAATCTTTTCTACTCCAGTTCTTGTTACAATAGGAATAGATTTACCACCTAAAGATAATGTAAAAATATCCTCTTTATCTAAGCCGTATTTAAAATACAGTTCTTTTAGACGTTCTCTTTTTGTATTATTTTCCATAATTAAAATGGTCTTATAAATTTAACAATGTCCAAGTCAATAAGTTCACAAAGCCTTTCAGCATCATCTACACTTAGTTTGCTTGGGTTATTTATTTTCTTTAATGTTGTAGGATAAGACCAATTCAATGCTTTCGCAATATCCATCTTATTCATTT